CGACCGGCATGCTCGGCGTGACCATCTTCGAGCGGTTTCTCGGCTTCCTGGAGGGGGCCGGGATTGCCCAACTGGTCTTCGCGCTGATCGTGCTCGTGGCGGTGGCCGGCGTGATCTGGCGCTATCTGGACGACCGCAAGAAGGGGCTGCGCGATGTCGACACTCGTCGCTTCGTTGACGGCCCTCGCTAACCCGAGGATCTGGTGGGTCGCCCCCGCCCTCGCCCTCGTCCTGGTGCTGGCGCTCGCCGGATGGGTGGTGGTCGCGCACGCCCGGCACCAGGCGAGCGAGATCCGAGCGCTCGACCTGGCGCTCGTCGAGGTGAAGCTGGCACGGGCCGCGGCGGAGGCCGAGGCGGCGGAGATCAGGGGCGCCTGCGAGGCGGCGATCGGCGAGCTCGACGGTGTGCACGAGGGCGCCGTCCGTCTCTCGGCCGAGATAGCACTCCTGGAAGACGAGCTGCGGCGGCGCGCGCCAGTGCCTCGCCCGCGACCCGAAGCGTCCACCGAAGCGTGCGTATGGCTCGATGACGTGCAAATTCGCATGCTGGAAGAGCTCGATCGCGCTGTCTTTCGTGGCGGCAACAGCACTGGCCTCGTGCGACTCCGCGCCCAAGACGGTGATCGAGAGCCGCGTGGCGGTGCCGGCGGTGCCGGCCAGCCTCAGGCGCTGCGCGTCGCACCCCGTGTCCGACCCGCCGCCCGCGACGGTCGACGAGCTGCTCGGGCATCTCTTTCGTGTCGCCCAGGCGGGCGACGACTGCCGCCGCAAGCTCGGGGCGGTGGATCGTATCCTGCAACGCTACGAGGACAGTGAAGATGAAAGATCGAATCCAGGACCGGGTCGATGAGCTCGCCGATACTGCCCGGCGCCAGTGGCGGAAGAACAAGCCGCGGACCTTTGCTTTTGCCGCGGTCGGCGCGGTGCTGCTGTTGGGCTTGCTCGGCTCGTGCGGGCGCGCGCTGTTCGGCTGAGAGCGTGATGAACTGGCTCGAAACCGCCTGGCCCGGGATCATCCTCGGGGTCAATCTCCTCTTCGGCTGGGGCTTGTGGTCGATTCGACAGACCATTGATCGCAAGCTCTCCGACGGCCTCAAGCAGATATTCGGCCGGCTCGACGCGCACGAAGGACGGATCACCCGAGTCGAGGAGCGGGTGCAATCGGGGCCGTCCGACCGCGATATCGGCATGATTCGCGAGCAGCTGGCGGTGCTGCATGGCGACCTCAAGGCGGCGACGGCGACGATGAACGGGATCACGGACGGCCAGCGTGCGCTCCATGCCGCCACCAATCGGCTGAACGAATATCTCTTGAACCAGAAATGAGATGGGCGACTACGTGCAATTTCTCGCCGAAGACCGCCGGATCATCCTGCTCCGGGCGCTCGCCGACCAGCAGGGCTACACGGCGAACGAAGCGCTCTTGACCGAGTTCGCGCGTGCCCGAGGGCACGTTGCCACTCGCGACCAGATCAGGGGCGATCTCACCTGGCTCGCCGAGCAGGGCCTCGTCTCGGTCGAGGAGATCGGCGACTTGATGATTGCCAAGGTCACCCGGCGCGGCGACGACGTGGCGAACGGCCGGGTCACGCATCCCGGGGTCAAGCGCCCGTCGCCGGAGGCTTGAATGGGACGCCGCTCTGCCGTCCGCTTGCTGCCGGCCGATCTCAGGGGCGAGATCGATGCCATGATCCGCGAGGGGCGCGCGACGATCGACGAGCTCGTGGCCTACCTCGAGGAGCAGGGCGCCGAGATCAGCCGCTCGGCCATGGGGCGATACAAGCAGGGCATGGAGGCGAGCCTCGAGCGCTATCGCCAGGCGCAGGAGGTGGCGGCGGTCTGGGTCGCCAAGCTGGGCGAGGACCAGCGCGGCGACGTCTCCAAGCTGCTGGCCGAGATGCTCAAGACCGTAGCCTTCCAGACCCTGGCCGACCTCGGCGACGATGAAGCCAAAGCGAAGCCGGCCGACATCATGCTGCTGGCCAAGGCGATCAAGGATCTGGAGAGCTCTGGCAAGCTCTCCCTCGAGCGCGAGATCCGCGTGCGTCAGGAGACGACCAGGCAGGCCTTGGCCGCGGCCGAGAAGGTCGCCAGGGGCGCTGGACTCACCGCCGAGACGATCGAGAAGTTCCGCGCCGGAATCCTCGGCGTGGCGAGCAAGTGAGGATCCCTGGACATGAGGCATTTCTCGATTCTGAGCGGGCGATTACCCTGAGCGGCGTGACGATGCCTGAGAGGCGGCTCCAGTTTCCCGGGCAGGTCGGCTGCTCGATCCCGTCATTGCCCGTGCGGCTCGGCGTGGCGCTGCCGGAGCTGCGCGAAGTCCTGGCGCCATGACGATCACCATCGGCGGCTGGGCCGTGCCGCTACTGCTGACCGCCTGGTTCTGGTGGTTGGCGCTTTCGTGCGAAGGCACGGGCCCGGGGCGCGACAGGTCCATCGAGATCCTGGGTGCGTTGGCCGCGACGTTCTTCGTCTGGATGATCTATTTCGCGATCGGCTGGTGGCTGGCATGACCGGCGCCGCGCCGTCCCTGCCGCCGGTGCTCCTGCCCTACCAGCAGGAGCTGGTGGCGACCGCCGACCAGGTGGTCGTCTACGAGAAGTCCAGGCGCATCGGCGCGTCCTGGGCGGCTGCCTGCCTCGCCGCGACGACCGCGGCCGCCGACCGGGCCGCCAGCGGCGACGATATCCTCTATATCGGTTACAACCGCGAAATGGCCGAGGAGTTCATGGGCGATTGCGCCTTCTGGGCCAAGCATCTGGCCGCCTTCGCTGGCGCAGTGCCCGAGGTCGAGGAGTATGTCTTCGAGGACGAGAGCGACGACGGGAAGCGCTCGATCCAGGCTTTTCGGATTCGCTTCGCCTCGGGCTTCAAGATCGCCGCCCTGTCGTCCCGGCCGCGCTCGCTGCGTGGCCGCCAAGGTGTCGTGATCATCGACGAGGCAGCTTTCCACGAGGGGCTGGCCGAGCTGCTCAAGGCCGCCATGGCGCTCTTGATGTGGGGCGGCCGGGTGCTCGTCATCTCGACCCACGACGGCGCCGACAACGCGTTCAACGAGCTGATCGAGGACTGCCGGGCCGGCCGCAAGCCTTACCGGGCGATCCGCACCACCTTTCAGGACGCCTTGGCGCAAGGGCTCTACAAGCGCATCTGCCTCGCCAAGGGGATCGCCTGGTCGGCCGAGAGCGAGGCTGAATGGGCGGCGCGGATGTATGCCTTCTATGGCGACGACGCGGCCGAGGAGCTCGACGTGATCCCGAGTCAGGGCTCGGGCGTCTGGCTCACCCGCGCGTTGATCGACGCCTGTTCGAACCCCGTTTACAGGGTCGTTCACTGGCATGCCAAAGACGGGTTCGAGCTCGAGCCCGACCGCGTGCGCCGGGCCGTGGCCGAGGCCTGGCTCGAGACCGACGTGGCGCCGCATCTCGCGCTGCTGGACCCGGATGCAATGAGCTTCGTCGGTGGCGACTTTGCCCGCTCGGGCGATCTGACCGTGCTTTGGCCCGGCCAGCTGCGTCGGGGGTCGCCGGTGCTCCGGGTGCCGTTGGCCATCGAGCTGCGGAACGTCCCCTTCGAAGAGCAGCGCTTCGTGCTCTTCTGGCTCATCGAGAAGCTGCCACGCTTTGCCGGCGGCGCCCTCGACGCGCGGGGCCTGGGCGCAATGCTCGCCGAGCTCGCCATGCAGCGCTTCGGCGCCTCGCGCATCCAGCAGATCAAGGCGACGCGGGACTGGTACCGCGAGACGATGCCGGCGCTGAAGGCTCGGTTCGAGGATCGGACGATCGAGGTCCCGCGTGACCCCGACATCACCCAGGACCTGCGCTCGGTGCGCGTCGACAAGGGCGTGCCGATGGTGCCGGAGAATGCCCGCATCCGCTCGTCGCGAGGCGGGATGCGGCACGGCGACGCCGCGATCGCCGCCGTCATGCTGGAGGCGGCGGCGCAGAGCCGGGCAGCGCCGATCACGTTCGAGACGTCTGGGCATTCAGTCGCCGGCCTGCGTGGCT